ACCATAGCAAAGCGTTAGAGCAAACTTGGTCAGTATTTGAGCGCAGCCAATCATCATTAAGAAGCCGCTGCATTGAGTTAATTTTTCTTTGTTCGCCAGCTTGTACAGCAGCACCTAAATCAATTGAAAATCGTGTTGTCTCAGCAGAATATAAAAAGCTGCTTAGCTGATCTATGTGCGGATAAATTTTATTAAAAATGGCTGGCGCGTCTTCTGGCGCCGAACCAAAAAGAAAGTACGAACGTAATGCTGCGTAATCAGATTTACGCTCTTGCCTTGAGATTAAACATTTTCCTATGAGATCAAGATAGAACTGCTCTCTCTGTAGAGGCTCTGACGGGATTCTCATTTTTTATCCAATGATAAATTGTCTTGGTCTTGCATATAACTCGCAGGACGGGGTGGTGTCAAGTTCCCAACTTGGCTTGGCATGATACCAACTTGCTCACCAGCAACGGAAGGGAACATATTTCCTCTTAATAAGTTGCCCATTTCTAGTTTACCACCAGCTCCACCCCATATTGCAGCATCTCCTGCGCGTGGTTCGCGTGGAGGTTCGGGTACTCCCTTTGGATTTGGCTTGTTATTGCGTGAATAATACCCTGCCTGACTGTCACCTTCTCTTGCAGACTTGATATTTGTCATGTTGAAGTCGAGTGCAAGCTGGTTTAGTGTCTTGTCGTTGTGTTTTGTGGTGTCAGACTTGGTTCCAACGGGTTGTAAGAACACCATTTGGACGTTTTCACTGCATCCATCAGGGCAAATAGGCTCCCAAGCCTCAAAAAACCCATGTAAATCACACTTATAATCGTGCATAACGCTCATATCTATCTCCCCTTAATTTGCTCATCTAAACGGTAATCTGAGTAATCTAACCTGTTTTTAAGCCCTAATTTGAGCTTAATTCCATCATTTCCTAGCTGCAAACCGTACCCACGCACAATAACGGGCTTTGGAGTCTTCCTCCACTCCAGCCATTTCTGTCCAAACCGGATCATTACGGCTACTTCTCCGTTTTTCCACGCTAAATACGCCTTAGAAACGCGTCTTTGCACCAATTCCGTCATGTGAGTTCGGTCATAGAAGAACATATCGTCCATTCTTGCCTTATCTACCCCGGATAACTCGTAAAACAGGCGCATAGGGATGCCGCGCTTCTTATCTGCGCGAAATCGCTTCATGATTTGCTTTAATTCCTCTTTAGGAATGATGTAATTGTCATTACTGTCCATAAACTCCTATCCTTTTCAGGTAGTCGGATACTGTTCTGCCTACAACAATCTGTTCTGGCGTACTGTCTTCCTGCGTTCTGCTGACATTCCTTGTAATTTTCTGTGCAATTAAGCGAGGCTGGAGCTGTTCTGCATACGCAGCACAAGCCAAAGCAGTCGCCATGACACGATCATCCTTATTCCTACCAGATGCCAGAATAGAACCGCCATCACGCACGATGGTTTTCATCTCATCTATCAATTCAGTAGAGGTAATCGTCATCATTCCGCGCTCAAAGTAGTCTTTCATGTAGGAAAGCATACGTTCTTTGCTGGCAGAGGTAGTCAACCAGCCAATAGAGTTAGATAAGCCACCCATTGTGTCGTTACGTCGCCAGATGTAATTGCTCATTGAACCCAATACGTCCATCAGTTGATGTCCGGTTTTACCGCCCAACGCTGCTGCCTGTCGTTTTAGATTACGTAGCTCGTTTATGACTGCCTGACCGGGGCCATTTACCTCTAAGTTTAATGTGGAGTTTTTGTATGCGCCAGCTAGGTGGGCAATCACCCATGCAAACTGATAGGTGTTCATCTCTGGTGTAGCAAACTCTGCAACTTGCTCCATACCGTCAGCATAGCAACGGAACACTTGTATGCAAAAGCGATCAGCCCAATCAGAACTGCCATAGGCAGGATCAGCACCAATGACATAAAAAGCTGTATCAATGGGTTCCTCCCATACGTTTAGGGTAGCCATTCTGTCTGTCGATTTTAAAACTTCTGTATCTATAAAGTTAGCACCCATGCTGTAGCGGTAGTGGTCGCACTTAATCTGCTTGGCTATCTTCATAGCGTCCGTACAACGGGCATTAGAGAAGAAGCTAGTGCCTGTCATGATGAAGGCATAGTCTTCCGTCGGTGGGAACTCTTGATACATCAACGCATCATCTTTGATGCCTTCGTAAAGTTTCCAACGCCACCAAGCAATCTGCCGCGAGTTAATCTCTACGTTGTAGAGTTTCTTAATATCTCGCGTCCACTCTTTTTCTTCTGGCGTTAGCTTTCCATCCCAATACACTTTGTAGAGATTAGATTCGCCGGGTACAGAGTAGAGTTGGTTACGCCACCAGCCGCAGAAGATAGCGTGTTGAGAACGTGCGCGTTTAGCAGTGACGTACATATCGTGGAACATATTAAATCCACGCGCTGTGGACTCGAAGATATACAGTCGCTTCTCGTTGGTTTCAGCAAGGGATGCTAAGAGGGACGCTAATCCTTCCTCGTCACCCCACGACGAAGTTTCAGTTCCGTGAAGGAATGTAATACCCTTGCCACGACCAAGACTTCCTTTCGCTCTAAGCCCTGCGACTTGATAAAAGATTCGACTTCTGTTCTTGAGTGCAAGCGAGTTTCTATTGTGTGAGAGTATGGGTATCTTGTACTCTTTTGGCAAACCATCCATATAGGCCGTGAGTGTTCCTTTGAACATATCGCGGTTTTCTTCAGTATCTGTGACCAGTGTTCCATTAAGTCCATTGTTTAAATAATGCCAGTAGAGGTCGAGGGCTAGAGAAATAGTGGTAATACCAAGCTGTCGGCCTTTCAAGATAACGAAGAAGTGAATGTTATCTTTTAAGCCCTGCGTTATTTCATCCATTACATACGTCTGCGTACCCAATAAATTATCTAGGTTACGCAAGCCTTGTTCTTTTGTTTCAATTTGCAACTTAGAACAAAACTTATAAAACTGGTTAAGATTAAAATTCATATTATTGAATTATTTTATAGTTATAGTGTTTTGAGAATAGGTCATACGCTTGGCTTTCAAACGGAATAGTTTTTGTCTGTTCTTTATTTAAATGCCACAAGATAGTGTTCTCATCTAGTAGCGTTCTAAATCGACTGTGATGACCAAAAATCTTATGCGTGTTATCTAAGTCATGCACCTGATCAAACAAATGCTCAAACGAAAATAACTTAGCTTCATCATCTGGTGCAAACTTAACGCCTACTGATTCAAGCGCAGGACGCAAGAAGGCTGTTAGCTGTATGTCTTCATTATTGAGTTTGTGATCTTCATACCTAGACGGCATGATTCCATTTTTAACTAATGCAGACAGTAGCTTTTTACTGCGAAGACTAAATCCACCGTTTTGCACAATAGTGACGTTTGGACTTCCTATCCATTGGTAGTTAGTAACGAAGTTATTATTAACCAATCCAGCGTGTGTCAGTCCACCTATATAGTCATACTCTAGCCATTCGTCTTTCCAGTTGTCTGCATTTAGCGCCCATCCATCATGCTGAACAATCAAGGCGTAATCTGTGTCTATATAGTTCCATAAACTAAACATACAGAAACTACTGTAGGCAAAGTAATCCATAGGTGCAGTAATCTTCTGCGGAACATCACAGCTAATATATTTGTTAGTAATCAATAGTTGTTTTGATCCCGGCAAACAAGCAGCAGTTTTACGTAACGCTGGTAAGGCTTTCATGCCTTGATTATTGCCGTAGATAGCAACTACAGTAATGTTGTCGTAGTTCATTTAATCCCCCAAAAGTACAGATCATGCGCTTGGTCATCTACGCTAAACGCATACTCTTTAAACGCGCTTAGATCACAAACAGAGCGAACATCGCCCTCCGTTAAGTTCTTGTAGTATTCACCGCAGTAGGGAGCGTCATGCGGGCTTGTACGGGGCGTTCCGTGTTCCGGCCTACCTAATGTCGCGCAGGAGAAGAAAACTAGTCCAGAGGACATTCTGACCATATTGGTAAACGTAGCTGTCCACTCAGGGTTGTGTTCAAAACACTCACAGCTTGCAACCACATCAAAGCTTTCATCTTGGTAGGCAAGGTTCTCGCCTCTGGCAACCAAGTCCACATCTTTCCCCGTCCCAATATCGACACCCACATAAAGGCACTGCTGGAAGAACTCTCGTATAGAGCCATTAATGTTTAGGCTTCCAATCTCCAGCACATTCTTGCGGATAAAGTAATCAGGAAACTTCTCCCTCAAGCTTGCAACAAACTGCATTTGTGCAGGATGACTCATTTATTTCTTCTTTCCCCGTCAAAGTTATCCAGATTCCAGTTGGCAATACGAAGCCTAGCTTCCTTGTCTTTCGCCACCCGCAGAAGCTCGTCCACTATCTCTGGCCTATACACCTCTCTCCACAGCTTTACTAACGCGATCTTCTCATCAGGTTTTATAGCCTTTATGGCTCTGTTCATCTCATTTTTCAAGATACGTCTGGAGAGCAATAACTCCTCCTTGTACTTATCCTGCGTAGAGTTCTCCATTTAGCACCTTCTTCATTCTCGACATCTCAGACAGACACTCTGCCAACAAACCAGCAGAACGGGCTTGCTGACGACGCAACTCCATCACCAGCTCAGCATGGTTCATGCGACGTACTTGATTCCAGTAGTCATCTGCTTCCATATCCACATAGTCTTCATGCAGCTCAATAACATTACTCATTCTGACCTCCATACACGTATCCCATCACCCTCACGGCGAGCAATAAACTTCACACCCAACTTCTTACCCGCCCTCCAATTACCGTTAAGCACAACCTGCATCTGCACACCCTCAACGTAAAAGCTCTGCCCTACACCCATCTCCGCATACGGATAGCGTCTTACTACCCTCGCACCCGGCATAGGTACAGCATCATCAATAATAACTCCCATATCCTCACCTCTATCCATATCAATACCTCCTAGCCATAATCATATACTACATACAGACGAAAAAAAACCCCAGTACAAGACCGGGGCTAATGACCACGCCGAGTGTGAAGGAAAACGCAGTCAACACAGAAGGAAAATCAAGGTTGTTGGTACTCGCTGCGTCTGGCACGCCATAACCGCATAGGAGGTGCAGTCACCAGCATCCGCAAATACCAACACGACTGAGGACTGCCCGGGTCAGTCGGTTAGTCATCACCAAAGCAATGACACAATCCTCATGCGTGTAAACAAAGATTAACAGAACTCAGAAAAACAGTAAATTTATCTATGGATTTCTAAGTGATGTTCTTTGCATAGCCAGATAACATCTAAAGGACGCGAGTAATCAGGATGGTGGGCTTCAACCATTTCAATTCCGCAAACATGGCAGGGTGTCTTTAAAACCTTTCCTGTCTTTATGGCATACCTCAACGCATCCTTAACCTTTAACCTATCCTTGTTTTTCTGCCACCACTCTTTCTTGCTCTTGGTCATGTACCCCGGATGGGAAGCAGCCCATTCCCGTTGATATGCCGCCCGGTCTTCTGTCTTGCGTTTCCACCAATCAGGACGATCAGCGTTGGCTTTTGCTAAACGATCCTTCGCATAAGCAGACAAACACGCCTTACACCAGTTATTCAGCCCATCCTCTTTAGCCCTGTTCACAGAGAAATCAGATGACTCCTTACGCTTTCCACAGCGACCGCAATCCTTCATGACATATCCTTCCCTAGAAAACTATATTCTATATTC